ATGTTAAGAGATTTGAAACTACTATCTGAAAGTTTTCAAAAAGGATATAAAGTATTTGTATCTGGATTCTCCTACGAAAAAATACTCGATCAACTTCGTGTAGCCAAAATAGAAGAGATGGGGAAAATACATAAGGTTTTCAGTGATATACAGAATCAAATTCTTGGTATACCTGTCGCAACAGTCATAGTTGCGACACAAATGAAACAAGCAAACGGCTGGGATAGCCAAGCTTTAATAAATACTGCAGTCGTGCTGGGTGCCTTATTCTTTACAATTATGATTCTTTTCGTCCTTTTCAACCAATGGCAAACGCTCTCAGCAATAAGTGACGAATTAAAGCATAAGAAAGAACAAGCCGAGAGCAATTACAAAGCAATCTACGATGATATCAATACTACATTTGATAGTTTAACAACTAGGTTACGCGTTCAGAAAATAGTTTTTATCACCCTAGGTTTCATTGTAGCCTGCGGGTTATATTTAACCTTTAGATTTTATTTTTTCCTTACTCCATATGCCACTCAGTATCTATTCCATTGACGGCCGCCAGGCCGTCTTTAATTCTATTCATTCACCATACAAATAACTGCATCAATAAAACCTAACGCTGTTTGCATCTCTTTCCTAATCGTTCCATCTGAACATTTCCTTTTTTTAGCAATAGTACGCAGCGAGATACCTATAACGAAGTGAGCTATAACAAGCTCATATTCTTCTGGCTTATACTTCCGCAAACGCGCCACACAACCGTCAATCATGATCCCCTCATCGTCATCACATTGCTGGCGTGTTTTCTTTCCATGAGGTAACAAGCCTTTAAATCCAGCAGCAATGGGTTGCCAGTCAACACCACTATTATCGGATGCCGCCCAAGCTCCCCAACGGTCCATTATTTCGTACATATCTCTCATTTTTAAAGCTCCTCAGGATAGAACGCCGAGCGAGTAAGCCCGATCCAGCAATTTAATAATCAATACCGGCTGGGTGCCGTATTCACGCTCAAAAGCGGCTGGGTCATGGTGCAAAGAGCGATGGTGCTTGCGGCATAATGGGATCGTAAAAATATCGTGGGCCTTGGTGCCTACGCCGCCCTGCCCCCAGCCAATAAGGTGGTGTGCATCATCTGCCGGCTGCCCGCAGCACATACACGGCTGTTTTTTAACCCATGAGATAAAGTCAGCTGATAACCATCGAATCCGCTTAGGTCTGGCGAATAGTGTCGCCGGTGCAACAGGATCGACGTTCACAGGTAACAGAGGTTTGTCCGGCGTTGCTATTGCCGTTGGCCTGATTGCTTTTTCGATACGAGGAGAAAGAATGCTGGTGGCCGGTACCGACGGAACAATCTCACTCTCCCTGTAAACCGATTTAATGCCATCGTCTTTAATACGCAGGGATCGGCGCGCCATTTCTTCTGTAATTTCATTTCCAATCCCGGCGCCTACCGCCCACCAGCATAGCTCCGCCAGTGACAATGATCGCTGAGCGTCCAGACCAAGCGCGATGCGGGCAGTGTCGATTACCCAGTCAGCGTTATTAACACCTACCAGTTGATCGAGGGTGTGTTCCGTTTGGTTTTTCAGCTCATTATCACAGTGCCAGCATGCGATTATTACACCCGTCGAATGGCGAAACGGGACGAGCTCATGGTGATGGTAATCGGAATGTGTCCACTGACAGTTTTTAACCTGCCGGCGCAACCATGACTCTAAAGCACTAACACCACCAGCAGCAGTGATAACAGCTTTCTTCATGAAAAATGGTCTGAGCCCCATATCATCCCGCAACGGCTGCCGGGCATCAGGAAGACGCCCGCTGGGTATCTTTTTCATGCTTGCCGGCGGTATTTCCACAAGAACTCGGCCGGCACCGAATAACGGCATTAATTCACTACCTGGCTTAAGCAGCACAATTCCAAGATGGCGTGCAATATCCACGTTAAGCAAAGCTCGCATCAGTCCCTCCACATCTTCTGTATGTAGGTCCTGTCAATCCGTGGCGGCTTCTTCAATTCCGGCAACAGCACGCGGATCTCCCACGATGCAAAGTCTCTGGATAAGCTCTTCTCAACCACACAGTTATTTTTACGGTATCGCTCCACCAGCTCTGTAGCCTCAGCCTCTGAAAGTTGCTCGTGTAAAAACCAACTTTTCTTCATGGCTGATCACCGAACAGTCGCAAAAACTCAATCGCTCTTTCACGCGCGCCGGGTTCTTCAGCGATCATTTCCTGCAGCAGCTGCACGGCGAGCACAGGCTCCTTTCGCCCGACGATGGAAATTCCTCTGGAGACACGGCGAGAGAGTTTTATAAAATTTTTTCTCTCTAACGCACGCAGATGCAACAGGACAGCATTAGACGAGCTAACGCCGAGCATATCGGCCAGCTCAGATAGCGTAGGTGGGTAGCCATGCTGATTGATGTAGGCCACCAGCAGATCGAAAACTTCCTGCTGGCGAAAAGTTAGTTTTGAAGACGAAAGCAAACCGGCGCTCGATGAAGGAGCACCAGTCTGATGGGATTTTGATACTTCGGGGGTTTGCGTCATGGTTTCTCTCCGCGACGCAGCAGGTATAGGTTGTTCAGGCCTATGACGGGATTGTAACAGAACCAGGGGGAACCTGGTAACCAACTCCAGACTTAGCCTTTTCAATCATCTGTGAAAAAAGAGAGAGAGTCCCCACTATCTCATCCGGCTGCAAAGGCATAAACGAAACAGTGTCGCCGCGCCGGTACATCAGAGCGCGCTCACACACAGGAAAGGATGTCAGACGAGCAACGATCACCCCATCATCGCATCTGATAATTGCATAGCCGGTGTTCGGCATTTCTTGTTTTTTACTCACAGCAAAATCCTCAAAATAAACCAAGCAAGCCACTGGACCTCAACTTAACAGAACCAGTCATCAGCGCTTTCCCAGGTGTCCTGCAGGATTTCCTCTACACGTGTTTTATCTCCGTCCATTCCACCAAGCACGGTCAACCCATCAGAGCTGGCCCGACGAATCACAAGACTGCAGTTATTAAAGTTTTGATCCAATCGCCGCAGTAGCTCCTTCTCCAGAGCAGGCACAGCGCCATCCGGCAATTTTTTTTGGCGATCAATTGTGATTTCCACTTTCATAACTAGCTCCTCACGCAAGCACTGTATAAATAAACAGTATACTTGTTAGGTGAAATGTTCAAGCGTTTAATGCCACTTTTCGCTAACCCATGCTCATGTTTAGATTGATCTTTTCTCCATAAAGGACGAAATCCGCTATCATAGGGATACAGTCATTTTTGTGGTGATCAACACCTTTGATAAGAAACGTTGCTACCTCTGGCGTTCCAGATTCCGCTCTTGGCACAGAGCGGACAATCTGAATGGGATGAAGGTCTGCTTCGAGCGAAAAGCAGACTGTCACGCGTTGAAGTTAATTGTATTACTTAGATAAACACTATCATTTTCCTGACGTTAAGTTGTATCTTTGATAGGATTAAAAAACGTATAGATAGCTTATGCTACTGAGGGAATGAAAATGACGAAAATTAGTGAACGATGGAAGCACAATGGCATTACTGAAGGTTATTGCAATATTTGTGGGAAATATGGCTTGCTCACAAAAGATCATGTTCCTCCAAAGTGCACCATAACCTTAGGCCCTGTTTTGCAGAAAACAGTTAGCGAATTTTTTGGTATTCAGGAACCAGTTAAACCATTAAATGCTAAAAACGGTTCTTATTTCAGAACCATTTGCAGCCACTGTAACAATAAGGTATTAGGTGGGCTCGATGTTGCAATTGAAAATGTAACAAAGTCCTTTAAAGAACAGTTAAGTCGATATATGAATGGTGTGAATGTATATCCATTCATTAGAATACCTTTTGATAGCATATCTTTCACTAAGGCTATGATTGGGCACGTGCTATCAGCAACTTCAGTTGAAGATTGTAAAAAAGAACCCGTAGATAGCCCCTTCTATACACCTTTAAAGGATTATGTTTTGGGCAAAAATTCAAGCTTTGAGGAAACTCATGATATTTACTACTGGTTTTACCCACACAGAATGCACATTTCCGCTCAAAGTGTAGCATTTATGAACGAAGGACATGTGGCATTTATTTGTGCTTTACATTTTTTCCCTATCGGTTTTATTATCACAATGAAAAATGAAGGAACATACCCTGCCCACTCAACAAAATTAGAACTTGAAGATAAATTCCTTACATTTAATATGACCTCTATAAATTATGAGTATACGACATTTCCATTTGTAAATCTTAAGGGAAACCAAATGTATGCTATAAGCAACGGTCATACTTGTGTGAGTTATCCAATAATTAAGTGACGGCTAAATCATACAATCTACGCATGTTCACTTTCTACATATACCATCTATAATGTCCGCTGTTGGCACTCAGCGGACATCTCAGCTTTGCCTCACCCCGGAATATTTAAACTTAGCTTTGACATCCCGCACCAGCTGCTGTTGATTCCATTTTAGGCATAATCAGCACCTCGCCGCATTGCGCAGGCAGCGGTTACGCATTTTGGCAAGCAACCAGAGTTCGTTTGCTGTTGTAGCCATCCCAAGCGTCGATGTGTAAACAGTCGCAGCCCGGCGCCACAGCTTTTTGTCTTCCAGAGTCTTAGCCAGGGACAGTGCTTCCTGGATTTTTTTCACATCTTCTTCAGATAATTGTGTTGCAGCCTGCGGCAGGGCAACATCGGGAACCTCAACGCCTGCAACAACCCGGTAGACATACTGGCAACCGTTATGGGTACGATGGAGTTTTCCCGCGGCATGGAGCTGCCGCAGCAAGTTACCTGCTGTACTGGCTTGCAAGTCGAGCGCATCGCAGACATCCTGCAGGACGCATTCTGGCGTCCGGCTAACGATGGCAAGCACCATCTGTGCTTTGGTTACTTTGGTTTTTGATTGTTTGGTCATGGTCAAAACTCGTTTACTTGGTTAAACCTGCCGCCTTGCGGCGTTTGTACTCTTCCATCAGAAGCTGTGCTGGTGTAGGCCCAGCCGGATGTCGCGGCGCTTCAAGCTGTCGGCAAATCGGCGGGATCGAGAATCCATTAGCCAGGTGCTTCGTCCACTTCGTAAGTAATTTTTCTGCCAGTTTTTTTAGTTCCCCCTCTGTGAGGTTTCGCTCAACTCCCGTTCTGCGCATCTCAACGCAAATGTGATACAGCACGTCCTGTTTCCAGGGATATCTATCGCTGCCCGAAAAGCGATAAGACTCATTGCGCCAGCGCTTGTATTCAGCCATCACAGCTTCGGACGTCAGGTTGAATGGGTTGGCTCCACTCGCCGAAACCAGCGCAACGAATTCAGCCAGATCCGGTGGCCATGTGTTACCCGCGGCGCAGCGTTCCATGCACTGGCGGCAGACCAGGGTAATCTGGGCATCACTCATCGATCCAATCTGGGCAATCCACATATCCGAGGGAGCCGCCCCGTTCTTCTGGGTCCACCGGTTCGAGAATATCTCCCCCATGACCGTCCATAGCCGCCATGCCGTATCCGCCGCCAGCAAGTCCGCGTTGCTTCTCCCAGAGCTCTCTGGCTTCCTGAATTTGCTGGACTGCCCGGGATGCGGTGTTAACTGATTGAATTCTTGCATTGCCGTTACCTCCGGTTGCTGGTTGCGGTTTAGATTTGGCTCTGGCACTTATCACGCTGCGGGCAAATTTCTGCTCCCACTGAATCTGAGTGAACACTTTCCCCTCGGATTTCCAGTACGCGGTGAACTCTGCCAGCTCTGTCGGCAGGTATGCCGGTTCGGGAAGCGCTATACCCCAGGTAGCAGCCAGTCGCGGCCAGTCCTGTGACGGCAGCCAAAGGTCGTGCATGGCGAATTTCCCGATCGGAATATCCACTCCAGGCAGATACTGAGGTTGCTGGGGAAAATTTCTTTCCTGCGCATAGAGAGTGGGGTTTGATCCTTTTCCCTTCCCTTCCCTTCCTTTTCCGTCAGTGAGTCCTCCATGAGGATTCACTGAGTCCTCACTGAGCCCTCCTTGATTAGGAGCTCTCTTTTCTTCCTTTCCTGCCTTAGACTCAGTGAATTCTGGCGGAAGAGGTATTTTTGAGGCCGAAGGCCTGTTTATTTTTTGATGCTTAAGGAAACCTTTAATCTGCAAATAGCAGACATCATTCACTGAATACTCAGTGAGTAATCCATGAGTAATCAGTTCCTGTATTAGTGGTTCGCAATCGAGCACGTCCGCAGGGAAGATTTGCATCTTCAACCGTTTTGGCGAACGCTCAAGGCATCCCATATCGTTGGCGAAGTTGAACAACCCGATAAACAGGAGACGCGCTGGAATTGAACATTCCACCACCTTCTCATCTGTCCAGAATTCAGGTTTAACTGTTCTGATGCGGGCCATCTGAAACCTCTTATTAACCAGCTGGTGCTGGTGGTCATTGTCAAAACTCGATTAGAAAAACTGCGGCGCTACGGCGCTGATGCTCGCCAGTAGTGGTCCCGCCGCATCTGCAGGGAGCATGTTAAAAAGTGCAATTGCAGCTTCCCGTATTTCACGCTCTAGTTTCTGCAGAGGTGCGCCAAGTAACTTGGCCTGGTGCGCTTCGCTGCATTCTTTGATCGCATTGGCCACCAGCTCAGTTTCAGTTAAGCCATGTTTTAGGCCATGTTTGCGCGCGATCTCTATCGGCATTGCATCAGCGATCGCCGCCGAAAGCTGGATGACATAACTGGTGTACTTCTCTGAACCGCCCTCGTTTTTCAGGTAGCGATACAGATTTTGTTTATTGACGCTGATACCGCGCCCGTTTTGTTTCTCCCACTGTTCGGCCACCAGCTGCGCGACGTGGTCTTGCGCACGCCCAGGTAATGAGGACTCCCATTCCTGAACGGCGGCCAAAATGGCTCGGCATTTCTTGCCGTCACGCCGACGGGGCAAATACTGATTTTCCGTTTTCAGTTGCATACTCATCACCGGAGTATGATTTTCAAAAGAGGTGGTTTGCATGGTCACTCCTTAGGTATTCCATCCGTTGGATTCGGATATAGATCAGGACGTAATTCATGAGGCGTAACGCCCGTTGCATTAAAAACCTGTAAAACTCGCGATGAAGGCACAATACCTTTTGTTTTCCACTGACTTACTGCCATGCCGCTTACTCCAAGCGTTGATGCTAATTTATTGGCTGAGCCAGCTACTCGAATTGCGTTATCAAGGGCTGTCATATCTATCTCCTCGTTAAGTTAGGCATAATAAAGCATAGGTTTATATTCAATGCAAATTTTTAATTTATTGTGGCTATAAACTAAACCTTTACAATGGGCTTATGAAAAACACTGAAGAACTCAACAACCAACTGATTGCTCGTTTGGAAGAAATTACTCAAAGAGGGATCAGCAAGGCGGATATGGCTCGCATTGCTGGAGTTACACCTCAAGCGGTGAATGGGTGGTTTAAGAAAGGAGTAATCAGTAAAAAGTCCGCAATTGCCCTCGCGGAAGCTGCCAATGTGTCTGTAACTTGGTTGCTTGGAGAGAAAGTATCTGAAGATTCAGGCCTCAAGCCAAATGAGAGCAAAATGTTACGTCTGTTTAGGCAGTTACCTGAGGCTGAACAAGAGAGAATGATCGATACGTTTGAAGTCCGCCTAAAAGAAATCGATGATTATGTTGAGAAATATCTCCGTGGTCGATTTAAGGCTAGCGACACTAACTAACATCTCTGATCTCACCCCATGAAACCGGCAAATGCCGGTTTTTTTTTGCCTGCCGCGCAGCCTCAATCACTCCAACAGCTCCCCTGTCTCGATTAAAGCAAAAGTTTGCATCTGTATAAATCCAATATTGACATCAAACATAAACCAATGCTTTAATCATTCCATCGCAGCAAGTCATCGAGGCAGGAAGCCCACGAAGTAGCTGCCGGCGGCATACGAAACACCGGATGAGATGACGACAAGAAGAATTCGCAGCAGGTTATAACGTTCCGCCGGCCGGCGTTACAGGCATGAGATAGGGCATCACTATGAGAATAGATATATCCAAGATAGGGAAAATTTACTTTTTACTCGTCTCCCCAATCAAACTCTCTGTCGCGCAGGATTTGGAGGCCCGATTCGGAGACCGCGTAATCATTGCAGCTTTTGGTACTGATATCACGTCCATGGGCCTGGCACCAGGTGATGAAATCGTAAGTGCTGGCTACCACCTTCACAGCCTGGATACCGCTGTTTTCGTAGCGCTCCACCATGCTATCGGTGCGGATACGCCAGTCGTGGTAGTCAAAGGGAAGGACGTAAGCATCTGAAAGGATTTTTTGGAATTCTTCGTAGTGAGCGGGATTTTCGTACCAGAAGACAGGTATAGGGCTACGAGACATTTTGCTCTCTTTTATTTGGCTGTGTGAGAGCGCCAAGAATACCACCGAGCCTGAAGTGGTGAAAAGACAGGCATGACGACTATCAGGCTTTTCAATGCGGTGAATGCGGCTATGCGCACGCGACACAGTTAAAAAAGTAAACATGGCGGTTATTCACACGTTGTGGGGAATAAGTTGTCGGCGGTAGTTGTTAACTGGCTGCCGTCACCGGGAGGCACCCGGCGCCGCATTGCAAAACCACATCCTAATACTGAGTTAACTGGAGATAACTATGAAGGATTTTGCCCGAGTACCTACCGGGAACCAGGCGACCCGCCTGAACTGGTTCGAGGTGAGACTACGCCAGCTGTGTTACTTGCTGGCGCAGAAAGGAAACCCTGAGGCTGAAGCATGAATACCCTGTTTGCCCTTGTCATCAGCGTGTGTGCTATCACTGGTGAATGCTCTGATGTTCTGATCGGTGTTTATCCATCAGAGGCCAGTTGCAACAGCAACGCCGATGAACAAAAAGTACAGGGCCAGTGCCTCCCCTACCGAAATGCACAAAACATGGCTGACGACCAACAGCCTGCAGTGAGTTTTTGAATCGAGTTTTGACCAATGGCCGTTACGGCCGGAGAAGTGATTATGGAATTTGGAATGAAACGCGTTCTGGCATCTGTCCAGGCCGCCGCCACCTTGAATAAGCTCTATGACGGCTCGCCCGTTTCACTGACGGCCATCAGTAAAGAGTCAAAGCTGTCTACTTCATACCTTGAGCAGATCTTCAAAAAGCTGCGGGCGGGTAACCTGGTAATTTCACAGCGTGGCCCGGGTGGTGGTTATAGCCCCCGCGGCGATGACATCACCGTTACAGAAGTGATCACTGCGGTATCTAAACTGCCAGCCCATAAAACTTTTGAGCCTATCCTGCGAGCGCTTGACGACGTTCGCGTATCACAGCTGCTGCGGGGCGATTCGCCAGCCCCATAAAGCACAAAACCCGCCCAAGGCGGGTTAAGTACCCGGTCAGCCGACCAAAGCTTTCCGGAATCGAGTTTTGACCAATGACCACCACCAGGGCGGCTGCCATCAGCTGCCGGGTATCTTACAATCCAAAGGAGCCCAAAAGCAATGAACAACTACCCGTATCTCATTAAAGCTAAGGCAAAAGCAAACGAAGCGAAAAGCCTCTTCTGCTGGTTCTCTGCTAAATCCGATTCTCGCGCCGAGCGCAAAATCCTGGACATCCTGGAAGACGCTGAAATTAACGTTGGCCGCGGCGCCAGCCATCAGCTGCCGATCCGCACCAACTGGCTCATCGTTGATGACTTACCGGAAGAAGGTGTACTGGATGACACCTGGTGCGATCGCTACGAGCTTGGTGGTGAAGACGGGCTGACATGGCAAAAAATCGTTGTGCCGGCGGCTGCTGAACCACAGCCCTCCAGTAAACCAGAAAACGATATCTCTCCTGCAAATAGTGATGAAGAAGACTATTCGAACAATGAAGAAGCACTCTTCAACCTGGCGGAAATGTCATTCCGCACGCAGCTGCTTGCCCAGTATATGGCCGACGAGCGTCACGTGTATCACATTAGCATTCCTCATCGTAACCGCCTTTCAGCGATGGAAATGGATACGGATAATCACGGTGTGCAGAATCTGCTGCTGACGGCAGAAAATATTCCGGAGCTTAAAAAATATGATATGCCTGGCCTGTGGAAATTTACCAGTGCATTTAAGAGCGTATTTCCTGTGGGGAAACGCCATGAGCTCGGCAAGCAAATTCAGTTCGCCAAATTGTGGCTTGAAACGTCACACATTGACCGCGGGATCCTTACAAGGGAATGGGCTGCTGGAAACTATATCATCTCAATAAACAAAACCGATACCGGCGCCAATGCTGGTGGCGGTAACAAAACTGACCGCAATCCGGATTATCAGCATTCGCTGGATACTCTGGATATAGAGATCGCCCTTGCGACGATGCCTATGGATTTTGATATCTATAATTTTCCGGCATCAGTCCACCGCCGCGCGAAGGAAATAGTACAGAAGAAAGAAAGTCCATTTAAAGAATGGTCTGCAGCATTACGGAGCACACCAGGCATCCTTGATTATTCCCGTGCAGCGATTTTTGCACTGATCAGGGAAGCATCCAGTGGAATAACTCCTTTTCCAGATCGGTTGCGAGGCTACATCAACGCGAATCTGACTGAACATAAGCATGATACCCCGAGCGCTGAAACGCTTGCTAAGGCGGGACATATTCCATCTGCTGCAGTCACTCTGGATGCAATAAACCAAGCAATCGCCGGAGAGGATAACAGCGCAAAACTGGAAACACTCTCCTCCGACTTTAAAGCAGTTGGTACCGAACTGGTAAAAGAGGCTCAAAAGCAACGTCCAGACGCTAATCAGGTTCTGGCCGCCGAGTGCGGCGAATATGTTGAAGGGATTAGCGACCCTACTGATCCGAAGTGGACAACCGAAGAGCTTACCATGACTAGGAAGCCTGAAGTTTCAAAAATTGGGGACGGAGTATTTTCCATTGAAGGTCTTGTTGACGTTACGGGCAAGGTTAACCAAAAAGAAAAAACAGATGAAGTTATTCATCAAACGGATGCTGTAGATATTAAACCCGGTCATCATAATAAGGAGGAAGATCAGCCAATTGATTATGTTCACGTTATGGTTGATCTGGAAACCATGGGTAAAAAACATAACGCCCCTATCGTCGCTATTGGTGCGGTTGTTTTCGACCCGGCAACCGGCTCTATTGGAGAAAGTTTCTATAAAGTCGTATGCCTTGAATCCTCTGTGAACTGGGGCGCCGTAATCGATCCATCTACTGTTATCTGGTGGCTGAAGCAGTCCTCCGAAGCACGCTCTGCGATCGTAAATGATGATGCTATCCCGTTGCAGGATGCATTACTCCAGTTCAGAGAATTTGTTTCTGATAATGTCACTGGTGGGAGCAAAAAGGCGCAGGTATGGGGTAACGGTGCGTCATTCGACAACTCTATTCTGCGTTCTTCTTACGATTGCATTGCTGAAGATTATCCGTGGGAATACTGGAACGATCGGGACGTACGAACAATGGTAGAGCTCGGCCAGGCCATTAGCTTCGACCCCAAAACAACGATCCCGTTTGAAGGGTCTCGTCACAATGCCCTCGCTGATGCTATTCATCAGGCCCGCTATGTATCAGCGATCTGGCAGCGAATAATTGCCGGCAATCAGGTACTGCAAAAATTGATGCAAAACTGATTTTTTATTTTCAGATACTGGCCCAGCAATGGGCCATAATGAGGTAAAACATATGCTCCAGATGTTAACCCTTGAAGAGTGGGCAAACGAGAAATACAGAAGCAATCCTCCAAGTGTTTCCACTCTCAGGAATTATGCTAAACAGAATATGTTTTCTCCCCCAGCCAAAAAAGAAGGTCGATTCTGGCGCGTCAGGGAGGATGCTGAGTTGGTCGGTACATTGACCACTCCTGTAGTAAAGAAAAGCGACCCTGTTCTTTTGCAGAGGATTCTGAACGATGGCTGCCAGACCACGTAAAAATAATATATCTATTCCAAATTTATACCCGCTCTTCAGCAGGAAGGTTAATAAAGTATACTGGCGTTATAAGCACCCGATAACCGGTAAGTTTCATAGTCTAGGAACAGATGAAGCAGAGGCCACGGCAATAGCTATTGAAGCAAATAAAAGACTGGCGGAACAACAAACCCGCCAGATAATGGCAATCACTGACAGAATTTCCACCAGCTCAGGAAAATCAATATCAACTAACACTTGGCTTGAACGTTACTGGAAGATTCAGCAGGAAAGATTAAAGTCCGGAGATATTAAAGAAAACACTATCAAACAAAAAGCAAAACCAGTATCTCTGCTTAAGGAACGAGTAGGAATGAAATTAATATCCGCTGTCAATGTTCGAGATGTTGCGCAAATTCTTGATGAATATTTAGCGGAGGGACAACCCAGAATGGCTCAGGTCATTCGCTCTGTCCTAATAGATGTTTTTAAAGAAGCTCAGCATGCGGGAGAAGTACCTCCTGGTTATAACCCTGCACTAGCAACTAAACAACCTCGTAGAAAGATCACTCGCCAGCGCCTCACTCTTGAGGAATGGCAAAAGATTTTTGATATAGCCGATGAAAATCACAAATACATGGGGAACGCCATGCTTTTAGCCATAGTAACAGGACAGCGACTAGGTGATATATCCCGTATGAAATTCTCGGACATCTGGGACGATCATCTACACGTTGAGCAAGAGAAAACCGGAAGCAAAATCGCTATACCATTAGCTCTGCGTTGCAACGCAATCAACTGGAGCCTCCGAGATGTAATCAGTCGTTGCCGGGATTATGCAGTAAGCCCTTATTTGGTCCATTTCTTTAGAACCACCTCACAGGCTGAGCGAGGAGCACAGGTGAAACCCAGAACACTGACCATGAATTTCAGCAAGGCAAGAGACAGTGCAGATATTGACTGGGGACAAGGTACACCGGCAACTTTCCATGAACAAAGATCGCTTTCCGAGCGGTTATATAAAGCCCAGGGCATAAACACGAAAGATTTACTTGGACATAAAACTCAACAACAAACGGATAGGTACCATGATGATCGAGGGAAGGGGTGGACAACTGTGGCCTTATGA